ATTAATTACAACTCTTTGATCTTTATATTCTTAAACCAAACTTCATAGCCAACTCGCATATGAACTTATTCCGATTCCAAATTCCTTTTACTATATTCCCACCAATCTCTAGCATTTCTCCAGGAAGTCCTTTTATTTCATTCCATATCGCCGTAGCCACTTTGCCTGCCGAAGAAATAGCTTTTCCTATTGCATTTACAATCCCTTTGCCTAGTTTTGTTATTAGCTCTACTCCTGCGTTTAATAATTTAGGTGCTAATTTTATAATAGAAGTTACTAATTTGGTAACAATTATTGGTGCTTTCTCCAACAAAACTGGTATAGCATTAATTAAGCCTTCCGCCAAACCCAGGATTAGTTCTAGGGCAGCATCTATCAAAAGGTCAATATTATCAAGCAAGCCTTCAACGATAGTTAAAATACAATTTATAGCCTGCGGAATTAGTTCTGGCAGAGATTGAGCTATACCTAATACTAATTGAAGCAACATTTGCATTCCCATATTTAATAATTGTGGTAATAATGTAAGGAATGTAGTTAATAATTGGTTTACAATTTGTATTGCTCCTTGAATTAAAGCAGGTAAGTTTTGCTGAATACCATTAACTAGAGAAGTTACTATTCCTATTCCAGCACTTGTTAATTGTGGTAGAACTTGTACTATCAGCTCTGGAATTTTTTGAGCTATTAATGGGAAAAGAGCATCTATTAAGTTGCTAACTCCAACTAAGGCTTGCTGAACTGCCGGAAGTAAGTTCTCTCCTGCGATTATTACTGTATTAATTAAATTTTGTATCAATGTATCGAAATCTGCGTCTGGGTTTGTTATTCCAACTAATAAATTTTCCCAAGCACCTTTTACAGAGTTCAAAGAACCTTGTATTGTTGTACTTGCTTCTTTTGCTGTTGTACCTGTTATACCTAATTCTGTTTGTATTGCATGTATTGCCTGGGTTACATCTGCAAAACTACTTATATCATACTTTATACCCGTAAGCTTTTGTGCATCCGCTAGCAGTCTTTCCATTTCTTCTTTTGTTCCACCATAACCTAGCTTAAGGTTGTCTAGCATAGTATAGTTTTGCTTTGCAAAACCTTGATATGCCCATTGTATGCTTTCCATATCTGTTCCCATTTTATTAGCATTATCCGACATATCTATCAACGCCTGATTAGCATAATCTGCTGCTTTCGATGTATCGCCACCTAAACTTTGTAATAAACTTGCACTAAAAGAAGTTACTGTAGACATATACTCATTTGCACTTAACCCTGCTGTTTTGTAAGCTTCGTCTGCATACGCTTGCAATTTTTTACTACTATCCTTGAAAAGTGTATCTACGCCACCAACAAGTTGCTCATATTCTGCATACGCAGAAACTGAAGCTGTCACAAGACTTCCTACAGCTGTTGCCGCAATTCCGGTTGCCGTGGCTATTCCCTTCATCGCAGTACCGGCCACACTTCCTATCTTTCCTAATATACCTTTTACCTTACTTACGTCTTTATTTAAACCGCTATTGTCTAAATTAGTATCAATTATTACTGAGCCATCTGACATTTTCTTTCCTTTCTGCTATCGGCTCGTAATGGCACTACTTAACGTTTATCTTTATTTCAAATATTTTCTTGCAATTTCTACCTTTACATTTTACAAAGAGCCCCTTTGCCTCTGCTTTCTCTTTTTCGTATTCAATTGGCATTATGTATCCACAATAAGGGCACTTTACTCTCTCCATTTTTCCTCCATTAAAAAAAGACACTTTATATAAGTGCCTTCTAGATGTATTTTATACATTCCAACTATTTCCACAATCTTGACAAACTGCCATGCTTTTATGCTTTGTTACTATTTTTTGTTTCTTGTGTCCAAACAATGTTCCTAATAGCATTGGTATAGTAAGAAAAAGCCATAATAAAGGTCTCCACCACCAACCAATGAATATCCAATACCAAATACTTTTATGTTTTGTTTTTAATTCACTTTCAGAAACCATTTGAACGTTTACATTACTGCTCCCACATTTTGGACATTGCATTTTACTTCCTCCTTTTATTTTTATAGGAGCATTATATTACATATTTTTATTTTATGCAATACTCTATGAAAAGGCCTCTGCAAAATCATTTTCTTTTTCTTCTTCACTTCGCATATCTGGCAGTGCATATATTTCCTTCATTTTTTTGTAATATTTTTTCATTTCCTTATCTTTTATTTTGCTAATATTCATTGCTCTGTACCCCATAATTTTCGAAAATAAAACGTTCTCGTTTAGACTAATCAGCAAAGCCCTGAATTTCCACCAATGCAAATATCTAATATTACATAAATCAATTCCATATTGTTCCATAAAAGCTGAGTATATATACTCAGCATCAAATTCATAGCTATAAATTTGCTTCTGCCTATTTTTTATATTACTTTCTTCGTCGACGTTGATTTCTTCTTTTTCTTTTCCACATTTATAGAACCATAAGATATCTTTTATGGCTAAGTTTACATCTTTTATCCTCGATGGTTCATAATAATATAGATTTAAGGCCATTTTTATTTTTTCTATGTCTGGTATTTCTTTATCTTGCATTAATAGTTCGAATTTTATGCTTTCCCTAAAGTCTGTCCTTATTTTTAATTTACTAGGAACGTGAGTTGGCAGTTTTCCTAAAATTATGTTATAATACATATATCTACCTCTTATACTTATTGTTTCTTCTATATTCTCTGTTAGGCATATATTTATTTTTGTACTGCAAATTATTGTACAACTCTTGCATTCCTCGTGTCTGTCTAATTTTTTCGTTTGCTATTTCCATAAACAATTCTGTATGTTCTTTCAAGTCCATTCTACCTTCGAATAATTTTTCTGATATTCCTTCTCCAAAAACGTTGTCAAAAAATTCTTCTAATACTTTGCATTCATTCCTAATTGTATCTGATAAATTTATCTCTTTGTTTTCATATTCGATAGTCTTGTTTTTTACAACTTCCATTCCTTTTTCTAATTTTTCTATATCGTCTGCATCTGTAAAACTAAAATTTACTTCTATTTCTCTTAGTCTCATTTCTTCCCTCCATAAAAATAAAGCAGAGGCTTAAGCTGCCTCTACTAATTCAACTTCTTTTAGAACTGCTTTATTAGTTACAGTTACACTTACATCACTTTGCGTTGTATAACCTGCTTTTTCTACAGTTATATTGCTGTATGTTTCAGCATCAAGCAATACTACCGCAACACCTGTAGCGTCAGTTAAGAAAGATACACCGTCTACTGTTATCTTAGCACCTTCTATTCCTGCTCCTGCTTCGTCTTTTACTACAAATGTAACTGGATATTCAGCAACTTCTTGCTCAGCAACAAATGTAGCAACTGTATTATCTGCATTCATTGTAGCTGTACCTATTGTCATATTACTGTTCTTTCTAAAGGCTCCGCTATATGTATAAGCATCGGTACTATCTCCCTCAGCATCTGGAACAACTGAATATGTTCTCAAACGAGCCTCGTACCCTGTTCCCTTTGGTTTAGTAAAGTCTACTTGCAATATCCTTACTAAAGCATCTGCGCCTGTCTTTTCATTATCTGTTATGTCTACTAACTTCTCGTGTACTAAGTTACCTACATGTAAATCAAAGTTATAACTTATTTCTTCGCTATAACCTGTTACATCTGTTACCTCTCCGTCTTCGTCAACATAACTTCTACTGTACTCAGTAGGGTTCTTTGACTTAGATATTTCAGTAAACTTTGTCATTCTTAAAAAGTTAGCAATGCTTGTTGTAGAAACGTCCATAAATGCAACTTTTCTACTTCTTTTTACTAATTGTTCTGTGTTTGACATTATGTTTTCCTCCTTTTTTATAAAAAAATAGAAGACCTAAAAGTCTTCTTCATATACAACTTGCATTGGTATAACGTATATCGCTGTTTTTTCAGTAGTTTGAAGTATGGTTCCTCTCCCCAAACATTTTATCCAGCAAATACCGTTCTATTTTTGGTAAATTTCCTTTGTTGTCCTGTTCTTTTATCCAACCTGTAAAGTCATCACAAAATTTTGAGTTTTTGATATTTTCTAAGACGCTAAAATTAGCCTGAATAGAGAAATCAAATAATATCTGGTTTCTGCTGCCACCATCTGGATATGAAATTAAAACTGTTGTAGCCGGTGTTTCATCTACTGAATATGATTGTGGCTCATCTTTGATGTAATCTACATTTACTTTTCCCTTTTTCAAATATGGACAGGTCTCTATAAATTCCTTGATTAGTTGTATCTTTGACTTTTCTTCCATTTTAGCCTCCATTTTTAATATAATTTTCAACATCTTGAACAAGGTCGTTCTTCCTTCTTTGCAACATGAGTTTGTCCCATTTTGCACCTGTTCCAGAAGTATGATATTTTAGGTTTTTAGAAGTAGGCGTTTTAATTTCTCCTTTTGGAGACCACCATCTTCCACTTTTAATTGGTATTCCAGACACTCCTAATTTAGGACTTATATACATTTTTCCATAATATTGATACTTTGCATAAGGTCTTGTATATTTTATTTCATTATTTTTAGGATAAGTTTTATTTCTTCTAAGCATACCGTTGTCCATAGGAATAAATGGGTTCATTAATCTATCGGCTGTATCTCTCAAATGTCTAACAACTCTGCCATTTTTATCAAGTCCGTGGTCTTTTAATATCTTATTGACAGGGTTCATTTTCACTTTTACATTCATTTTCATTACTCTGATACTCCTATTTTATAGTGTTGCAAATTACCTTTGCGATTGTCGTCCACACTTACCACTTTAAAAACTTGATATTTTTTCTGTAGAGCAGATAAGTCAAATTTGTCTTCTACAATTCCCTCTACTATATAATCATCTGTAGAAATATCTAGCGTTTCTGTAGTAGGTATCGTTATAGAGCCTGTACTTCCTTCTTGTAGTCCTTTATCAACTAGGTTAGTCTTTTTGTTATGTCGGAAATAAACCTTGTCAAAGGTCTGCCTCGTAAAGTTCTCATCGTCTGTAGTATGATATACAGTTATTTGATGTATAAAAAACCTATCGTTCATAACTAACCCCCCACACCACAATATGGTAATGGCTTTCCATCAAAACCAACAACGTTCCAAAGATACTGATTTATAGCTTTTTGCTTCTTATCTTCATAATCAGCCTTGATTTCTTCAGGTGTAGAATAGCTTTCGCTCCAACCCTCAATGTTTTGTGATTTTAGATTTCCTATTTCGGATAATTTGTTATTTTCTTCGTTGATTAAATCAACAATTAAGCAAGTAGCATATTGTACTTGCTCTGGAATATCATTTATATCAATTCTTCCAAAAGTTTTGTGATTAATATAACTACTTGCTTGTATAACTAAGTTATTAAAGTTGTCAGGTACGCTTTCTTTACCTAACAATTTTTTATATTCATCTGCTGTTATGTACTTAAGCATACCTTACTCCTCCTATTCTTCCGTGGCAGCCACGCTTATTGTTGCATGGTTTGCAAAAGTTTTACCCTTACTATCAGTTACTTTTACATTTATTTTGTAATCTTTTTGTGTTAAAGGTGTTGTATTTACTTTTACATTAGTTCCATCTATTTTAAAAGAAGCATTATCTACTCCATTTATTTCGTCAGCTTCTAAAGAATATGTGAATGGACTTGTACCACCTGTTACAGACAATGTAGCAACTACTGCGTCAGCATTTACATTAGCATTACCTTCTTGTAACCCTTCTTCTGGTGTTATTGTCAATGATGTTATTTCTGGGTCTGTTACACCGACTTTTTTTTTACAATTACAGCCTTAGTATTAGTTACTTTATCTGCATATACCATTCTGCCTTGTAATGCAGAAGCACCAATATGTGCACCATCTTTTAGATCATTAATTGCAGGTGCTATTTGCCATTCATCTATAGCTTGACACCAATCAATTCCATAAACAATATATTCAATTGGTTTGCTAGAACTGTCCGTTCCTAAATCTTGAACAATTACATTTACTCCATTTATTCTTCCAACTACACCTTCTCTTGCTAATTCAGCACCTATTTGAGAAGCTGTGTTTGAATATTTTTCATCTGTTAATAATAAAGTTTCTGTTGCATAATCTATTGCAACGTACATTCTTTCTTTAGGAATACCTTTTTTAGCTAATATAGCAATATCTTTTACAATATTAGAGTAAACGTTACTTGCTGTGCAATCAGCTTGTGTAGATACTGTACCTGTCAATAATTGTGCAATAGCATCTGCTTCTAGAGTTTTTGCTATTGTATAAGCTCCACTTTCTAATCTTTGTGCTACTAAATTATCAGGTACTGCTTGTGACTCATAACCATCTATTAATTCGTTTATAGCTTTATGATTATCTATTGGTACATTAATATATGATGTAGCACTTTGTGATAGAGCTACACCGCTTTTAACATCATAATTTGATATTGTAACATCAGTATTTCTAACTGGTACTTTTACAGCTCCAGCAACTGGATTTCCTTCATAATCCCTTGCAAATGTACTTCTAATTTTTAATGATGGTCTCATTAATTTTACTATTGCATTTGCATATCTTTCTTGTCTTTCATGTGTTCCATTTATTCCTATAGCATTTGCCATAATTTATCATCCTTCCTTTAATCAAAATTAATTTCTGGGTGTTTACTTGCTAATATTCCAAGTACACCATCATTTTTAGAGCTTATAGTTCTTACTGGTGCACCAGTAGCCTTAGGCTCTGTTTGTTCAAGTTCTTGTTTTAAATATTTAGGGTTATCCTTCAAGAACTTAGCTAAATTCTCATCAAACTCGCCTTCCATTTTGCTTACTTTAAAAAGCACATAATCAGCATCATCTTTGTTTACTCCCGCACTTAGCACTGCATTTGTTTGTTTTAAAGTGTTTAGCTCATCAAGTGTTTTTCGATATTCAGCATCCTTTTCAGCTTGTTTTTGTTCAGCTGTTTTTTGACTTTCTTGCCAGTCTTTAAATGCTTTCAATTCTTCTTTTGAAGGCATCCCTTTCATTTTCTTGGCAACCATTGCATCAGCTATTTTTTGTGCTTCCGCTTTTACATCAATTTCAGCTTGTCCCTCATTTTTTTCTGTAGTTTGAGTATCTACATTCCCAGCTCCTTCAACTTCTTTGTTTTCTGCTGTTTTGTTTTCTTCTTTTTCTAAATCTTTGTTTTCTTCCATATTTACCTCCCGTTTATCGCCCGTCGGCATTTTCCCAGTTGTTCTTTTAAGCCTGCTACCGTAAAAAAGGCATAAAAATAAGACAGCTATTAAACTGTCTTAAATAACTATTTTTGAAGGCTGTTAGTTTCCTTTCACCTGTTCACTCATTTACTTTTCAAAGTTCCTTTAATGAAAACACCTTCATAGTGTCTTAATTGCTATTATAAATTGTTTTCTATGTCTACTATTATGTCTAATATCTTCTCGTATTCTTCTGCAAGTGGAGTAAAATCTTGTTTTTCATCAAGATTATCTAACATTGCATCACATACAATATCTTCTAGCTCTTCTAATGAACTTTCATCGTAATCAGCATTAACGTCTACTTTTATTCTTTCTAGCAATTCAATTTGTCTTTCATCAAATCTATCATTAATTTTCATAATATCATTCCTTTTTCGTTTTCTTTGGATATACAGTTACTAATTTCCCTGTTTCTGTATTTATTATTATTGTACAATTCTTTCCATTTATTTGTTGTGTTTTGTTAGCTCTAATTTTACCATATTTTACAGGTTTTTTCAACGTATCTTGCACATCTTCAAAACTTACATTCCTTGCATATGTTCTTGATATTATGTGTTCTCCAATTTCAGTTATTTTTATTCCATTTATTTTACTTCCTACAATGTCACTTTTGTTATATTTGTTAGCAATTTTAGTTACATTTGCTACTTGTGTACTTATATTCTTATCTTGCTTTCCTACGTATAATCTAGTAATATCTTTTCTTAACGATGTCTGTTGTATGAAGTCGTCTAACTCGTTTTGATGTGTCTTGTATAATAGTGAGCGCCTTCCAAATTCTGTTCTAGTATCTTCAATTAGTTTATTATCTTTTGCAGATGTTAGTATTCCTTGCAAGCCTGCTAATTCTTTTTTGTCTGCTCTAATTCTTCTTTCCATTGCTCTTTGTAACTGCGTCGCATCATATTTGCTATATTCTTTCCCATTATATGTGACTTTTTCGTTCTTCCATTCATTTAACTGTTCTTGAGTGTAAGTTCTAGCAGAACCTTTTGAATACGGATACCAATCATGTCTACAATTCACTCCCTTAAAGCCCGTTGCGGTACCATAGCCTATGTCATCTAAACCCAAATAGCCTTTTTGTCCACTTCTACTTACTATCTTTCCTTGCCACTCTGCATGCTCTGGCCTCGCTCCACTGTGAGCTGTTAATTCCATCAAGTCCCAGCCTAATTCATTAGCTCTTAACTCTTGCAGTTTTCCACAAGTTTGATTTACACTTGTTACAATATTCATTCTTACAGCGCTTTCTAAACTTCTTTTACGTCCACTTGGATATGTGATTTCTGCTCCTTGTGAACTTATATCGTCTATTGCATCTAGTATTGATTGTGTATAGCTTTTTACTCCTGTAGAAACTTCCATATATGACTTATTCATTGCATTATAAAACTGAGTTTGTGAAGTATTTGCTGTAGTCATAACTAAGTTTTGTAAGTTCCCTGCTGTTTTTTCTATTGTTGCATTTAAGATTTGTACCATGCCTGGGCTTTGAGTTATTGGCAACGGGTTCAGACCTGCTTCAGTATAAATCTTATCGTCAAATTTTAATGTTTTAGCTCCAGCTTCTTCAAATATTTTTGCAACTTCTTCATAAGTAGAATTGTTGTATTTTGCAACAAGACTTATTATATCTTGATACAATACTCCCATTTCTTGTGCTATCTGTATATCGTTTAATACAACAGTATTTGCATATCCTACTTTTGCTATTCTTGTTGCTATTTCCTCTATTATTTCAAGCTCTAAGCTTTCATATAATGCACTAGCTTGTTTTTCTATATTTGTGAAATCACTTTGAGTTAGCATATTATTCTTCCTTTATTTCAGAATTAGCTGTAAAACCAAAAGCTTCTTGATTAGACATTTTTTCTTCTTGTATCTTTACAAGTTCTTCTTCTGCTTCGTCTTCACTCATTCCTTTTATATCCATTAAATAAGACTTTTTGCTTCTTAGTCCTTGTGTTACTTCCATTTGAGCTCTTGTTATTTCTTTGTCCTTATCTTCTATTATGCTATCGTCTGGAATTATTGTTATTTTGTTTGTTTTTATTCCTTCTAACTCACATATTGCTTGTACTAAATCATAAACACAATCATTTACAATTGTTTGATAATGTACTTTTGTTCTAAAAGCCTGACTGTTTTCTGACATTACTTCTGTTGCTGTTTTAGTTCCAGCTCCATCAAATTTATAATAATTACTTCCTAAACCCACATTTTCAGACAGCCAATTTAAGTCTGCATTAATGCTGTCTATATGTTCTTGGTACCTTAATGTAAAGTCTATTTCTTTAACAGGCTCTTTCATTTCTGCATTTATTGCCTGATAAACTTTGTCATTCTTATCAAAATATTGTACGAAACGAGGGTTGCCTTGTTCGTCTGTTTCCATTCCGCCTTTCATAGCAGATTGGTCTACAACTATCCTTTTTTTGCCTAATATAAACTCATTATAAAAACTGTCATACTTTGTGTCTAATGATTTAAACCTATCTATGCTATTGGCATAAATTGAGATACCCATAGGACTATTGGTGTCAAAGTTGTTTGCAAGATTAGGTTTCCATATTTGAAAATATGGGTTCTTAGTAATTACTACTTCGCTCTCTTTTATATTAGGAAATTTATCATTAAAGTTAAGCTGTTTGCCGAGCGTTGTATCTGTATTAGACTTATATAGTTCATTGAGTTTTATGTATTTGCCTTCTGTATATTCATGATAAGTTATATGCGTATAATATATTTTACTCTTGCCTTTTTCCTCTATAAATCTGCTTACTGTTATCATTCCTGTAATGTAACCGTTAGTAAATTTGTAAGGAATAATTACATCTCCGTCGATATAGTCTATTATCGTATTGTTCTTTTCGTCTTTGTATTCAACAGTTGCTCCATTTCCTAAGGCTAACATTTTCTCAATAAAAATAGGAAGGTTTACAGTAAAAGCATTTTCTTTACTGTCTAAAACTTCCCATAATCTTTTTGTTGCATTTTTATTACTTAAATTTATTTGTGTTTTCTCTGTCCACAATAGTTTTGTTAAATCTTCACACAACTTCTTCGGCATATTCATTGTAAGTCTTTCGCAAGTTGTACTTTTTCCACATACTACTTCTGTATAGTAGTGAAAGTCATTTACATTGCCTCTATACCAACTTTTCCATACTGCCATCAAATCATATATTGTGCCAACTGTTAAATTGATTCCTTTTTTACTTAATGTGCTTGCTATATTATTATAAAAGTCCATTTTGTCCTCCTATTGCTTAAGTCCTAACTTTTGTAAGTTGTCTTTTATCCAATACTGAAATTGGTCTTGTGTGTGGTCTGCATAACTATAAGCATAATCATTAGTGTATGTGTTGTAATATTTCTCACTACTTAAAAAAGCCTTTTCCGTTTTGTCTGGAATAGGCTTTCCTTTTTCTACACTATCTTTTAACCACATGTAGTTTTCATTTTCTTTTTTAA